TGATGAAGGAACATCATTAGGCGAAAATTGCGCATCACGTGATGAATCGCCTACAGCATATAAATTACCAAAGAAAGAACCAGAAGGAACAGAAGAAGGGGTTTGAGAAACAGTACTACCAAAGATATCAGACCAGTTAGATGAGGTTACGGACCTAATAGGAGCATTACCAGCCAAAGGTAACTCAATGCCAGGACCTTTTTGTTGCCAAGGTAAGGAAGAAGTAAAATAATCATGGCGCTTACCACGAGGAGGAAGCTGAAAAGCAAAGTCACCATCAATCCATTCAGGTTTTTTGGTAGCATCAGGATCCATTACAGTATTACGATCAGATTTATCAATTTTGAAAGAGTTCTGAAGATTCTCGTCTCTAAACCATTCATTCCAAATTAAATACAAAGCACGGAAAGGTAAAGCAGAGACAGCGGGACTAGCAACAGTCAACCCAGTAGGAAGACCAAAGTAATCCCAAACAGTTCCTATTCCAGCTAAACCAGGGGTTGAATTACCAGGCAAAGTGACAGTAGGAATTACGTAATCAGTAGAATCATCAGGATCATCTTGCTCAAAGCAAAAATTCTGCCAATGTTCCCATACTAATCGATTAGGAACAAAAAAGAAGAACCAGTCAAGATAAAGATTATCCATAAAAGGAACAACAGGAGTCGCAAGACGACAGAAATCGGTTACCTTAAGTACACCAGTATCTCCAGGCAAAACTTCATCAACAAAACAAGGAATAAGCTTTCCAGCATCAAAAGTAGTCTTATAAACATGAGAACGATCAAATTTAGATCTTCGCATATACATAGCAGGAGCATCGCTGAAACGATGACCCCGAACACGAATATTTGCCATTGTAAACCTCCTAAGCCTGCATAAATTAAACTAAAGAAAACAATTTAGCAAGGGCTTTATTAAATGGTGTCACTCCCACCAGTTACATCAAGGAACAGTAACTGGTGGTTCGTGACACCTAATTGGGATCTTCATTTTTTTCATTATTTTCAACAGTTTTTGTAACAGTTTGTTTTTCTACGACAGACGTATTTGAAGGATTTGTACTTAATTCAGGGGACAATAACTTAAGATCAATCAAACGTTCTTTTTGATTAGGATCACCAAGAGCATTTACTAAATTCATAGGATCATGACCAAATTCAGCACGAATTTTAGCAGGTAAATCATAAAACTCCTGAGTAACAGACTGAACAAGTTCAAGAGCAGTAGAATAATCACCAGGAAGAGTAGCATCTCCATAAACAAGAGCTGAAGAATCAGCTCCTAAATCAAGCGTAACAACGCCAGATTTGCCTTCTGCGTATCGAGAAACGATAAAGTTGATGTCTGATACCAATTTCTCATCTTGAACGGCTCTAGAAGGCAATGTGAAGATTTCACCAGGAAAAGGGGATCCAGTATTGTATCTGGATCGAATAGTAACCATAATTTCAACTCCTTTCATACTTCGCCTAAACGCGGCGGGCGTAGCAATGAAAAAATAAGCGATCTCAAATGAGACCGCTTAAGTTTTCATCGCTCTTTTACATAATATCAAGAAGATATCAAAATGTCAAGACAACTGATTAGCACGAACAATAAGTTGAGGATAAACTTTATCATCAGGCAAGCTGAAATGACCAGTAGACTCATCAATATCACCGAGGTAATATAATTCAAAATCATCTGGAAACTTACTGAAAACAGATTCTTTATTGGCAACCGCCTCAGTGAAATTTCTAATAGCAATGCCATCGGTGAACTGAACGAAAGGTTGAGAAAACGTTTCACCTTTCTTATCATAATACGAATAAAGACGCATCACTAACCTCCTTAAATTTTTTTAATAATCTACGAATAGTAGCTGCAGTAGCACGATCAAAAACATAATAATCATCATCAATAGCAACAACGCTTTGGGATTTTGGATCAAGAACCTTATAGCAATAATACCTACTGCCACAATACTTAGGGTTAAAACCGTTAGGAACATTATTACTAAACCAATTACGAATGTACTTATATTCAGGTCCGATACTATCACCTCCTTGTTTGATATAATAATAACAGAATCAGCTCTGATTGTCAAGGGGTCTTAATAATCTAGAAATCTTAGCAGTATGACAACGCTCACGAGCAACAAGACGATCAAAAGTATTATTTTCCTCATGAATAACCATAGAAGCAATACGATTAGATTTTATTTGCTCAATCCATTCAGGGTTAGATTCAGACCACTTGGAATCATAATATTTAGGTGGCTTCATTTTCTTACCTCTAATAACAACATAATCATTATCATAAGTATTAGAACCGTATTTTTCTAACCATTTATAACCTAAACCAGGCTTACGAGAAACAAGTAAAAATTCTTTAGCACGATTAGGAAAACGGTCTGCAGCAGAAGCCTTCTTTAAAACATATCTTGCTACATAAGCAACTGATTCAAAAGTAACATCACCTACTATAACACGACCATAAGGCCATACAGATTGAATTAATCGAGAAGTATAATACTTAACACCACTACAAGAATAGAGATATTCTTTATCAGGAAGATTTAATCCGAATAAACAATAATGGTAATGAGGACGACCATATTTCTCACCATATTCAGAAGACATTATAAAACGAATACCAGAACCAAAAGACTTGCGAATACGTTTTAAAAGTAACTGATGAGTCCTAACGCTAACAGAACAATCAGAAGGCAAATGAGCATCGTCAAAAGTAAATGTACAAAATACACTGTGTTCATGGAACTCCAATTCATGTACAGCACGCATAGCCCATTGACGACTGTATTCAAGCCTACAACCAACACACTGGCCACAAGATCCTTTGATAAAACGTGAATCATTAGCAAATTCAGGATAGTTAGACAAACTGCCATAAACAGACATATGTTGCTTCCCAGATTTAGTAAAAGAATTTGGCAGAGGGAATAAAAGAATAGGATTATAACAAACCACATGAAATCACCTCATCACCAGTTTAACATAAAAGCAAGACTATGTCAAATTCTGAATCCACCTCTATGTACTCTACGTAAATTTTTACGACGAGGGCGAGAAGTATTACGAAACAATCGGCGAGATCCTCTTTTAGATAATTTTCTTCTACGCATTATTTTTTAGACCTCCAATCAGAAAGAAAGCGAGATACAGGCTTAGACTCCTTCTTAGAAGAAACAGTCTCAACAACGTCAGCAATATCGGTTTGAAAGTCCGATGCGACTTTTTTGATAGTAACAGAAGAAGAAGTAGACCTACCTTTTAAAGCCTCAATTAGATCTACAACTTCCTGAACAAAAGGAACAACAACAGACACAATAAAAGTAAGAATCATAGTAGTTTTGTTAGACATAATAATATCTCCTTATAATTCATTTTCGATTACGTAAAAGCTGACCAGCAATCTGACCAATAGCATTAGCACCATAACGACCACCTATATTCTCTACAGCATCATTATCAATACGAGCACCACGAGAAAGCTCAGAATTATAAGCAGCAGAAGAATTAGAATTATTAGCTCCAGCAATAGCTTGAAGAGTTTGAGCATCATAAAGCATACCTAAACGTTCAAGATTAGCTAAATTCAGTTCCATAGTCTTACGTTCAGTAGCAAGACGTTGCTCATAGGTTTGTTCCTTAAGATTAAGGTCATTAGCCATAATACCATTTTCAATAACCTGACCGTTATTTTTATTAGTCAAAAAATTACCTTCCTGCTCATTACGATAAGCAGTAGAAGCACCTACAGCAGCAGCAGTATCAGCTTGTTTCTTAGCAGCCTTAGCCTGACCAGCAGAAGACGTAGCCTGCATACCAGAAGAAACAGAAGCACCATAATCCAGAGCTTGAATAGAAGACGCAGAAGCACCAGCAATAGAACCACTAATACCATTAGTAGCAGCAAGAATAGGATTTAAACCAGATTTACGCATATCATCTACAGACCACTGATAACGGTGTTGATAATTCTCTTTATTCCATTCATTAGCCTGTGCAGCAGCAGCAGAATTATAATCAGCCTGTTGTTTATTTCCAAACAAAGAACCAGCTACACCTAAAATAGGACCTAAAGCATTACCGAGAAAAGACATAATACACCTCTTAGAAATGATCTACAAGACCAGGAGTACCAAAGAGCGGCAAAGGTCTAACGCATTTATAATTAAATTCAACATCAAGCAAGAAATCAGGCTCATCTTGAACAGCCTTTATACGAGAAATAGGAGGATTATCCTGAATAAATTCAGCCGAAAGCTGAGGAGCATTCTCAAATTTCTGAGAAAGATGCCATACATCAAGACTTTGAGGATAAGTTGACCTAAATTTACCTGTAATCTGAGAAGGCTTATAGCGATACTCTCCATAACGTTCCTGGTAACCAAATACAGACTCATCATTAACAGGATCACCAGTAGCATAAATTTCTTTCATAAGCACAGCCTGCTCAGACAAATGAGCAAATGTGGGCCAATACCAATCATAAACAGTAGACCTAGTCCACATACGATTAATACCTTGCTGATAAGTTAAGTCAGCTCGAACCTCACATAAACCAATAATATAGCCATGTTCAACAAAAGATTTTGAGAAACCATGGAAACGTGAAGCTGTAACACCATAAGCAGCAAGATTGCCTTGAGGAGTAGTGGCATCAGTAGCACTAGTTTGAGCTATAGGATTAATGTTTATACGTTTGGAATAGCCTCCAAGATATTCTGGTCTTTGAAGCCTACTATCAGGACTAACAACGCCAAAGAAGCTACGCAAAACCTCGGTATAACGAGATCCACCTCTGGCTAAACGCTCATAAAATTTTTGCATTTGGAAAGCAGTACGCAAATCAGAAATAGTAGCAGCTGAAACTTCTGACAAATCAGCATAA